TTTCTATCTCCTGAAACCCTCGTCCATATAAGTCTACCTTATCTTTTAGTAAAGCTACCCATTGAAGACGTTGAATGTGTCCCATGCACATGGTCTTATTTGAGGAGATCATAGATACTAGCTTGCTTTTAGGGTAGATCTTTGCCTCTTTGATCCAGAACCCACATCCTGGCACAAACTGAAACTTATCGTCCAACTCTAACAATTCTTGGTTATGCGTAAAAATTAAATCAAAGGTGTCCGTGTACTTCTCATGATCCTGTTTAACACTCTCAACGATATCAGGAGTAATGTGTTGAGACTCTAAAAGCCAGCCATACTTCTTCTTGCTTGTGGTGTCATGAAAGGCGTGATCAAGAGTCCTGTCAATATAAAAAGTCTCTTCGGCTCCTGATGGAACCCATTTAATATGCTGCGCTTCTTTCCCATGGACAGAGTAACCTTTGTTACCTCCTGTAAGGTGGGTAAAAGTGTTTCCCACTAGGTTATATGCTTTCATAATAATCAATAATTTTTTTCAATCCATCCTTTAGCGAAGTAGTGGGCTTCCAATACTTTAAAATATTATCGTCTGCCTCATTACGAGCATCTTTTTGTACATCGTCAGTTGCCGTAGCAAAGGATACCTTACAAGAAAACTGGTCTGCTAAAATCTTACCTACTTGCTTTACCGAAGACCAAACAAAAGAAGTAATGTGCAGAGCTTCCTCTGGGTCGATACTATAGTAATGATCGCTAAGAGTATGTAAAGCCTCACAAGCGTCTTCAACGTAAAGGAACTGACGAAGTTCTTCCCCTGATGTACGACACTCAATCTTTCCATTTTGAGCCATCTTTACAAAATCAGTAACCACATGAGTCTTCTCGGGGTCTTCTTCGGGTCCGTAAACATTCCAAAACTTAATCGTCAAACCTTCCAATACTCTTGTGTAATGTTCACCTAGTTGCTTAAGCACTCCGTAGGAAGAGTAAAGCATATTAGACATCTGGCTTGAAGCAAAGATGAAAGGCTTCTTGGAGTGCTCAAGGAGAGAGAAAGTATTCCTCATAATATCAACATTGTTCTGAAGGAAAGGTAAACTCTTCTCATATCGTTTAAGATAAAGGCTACCTCCAACATCAAATGCGAGGAAAAAGACAAAATCACAAGCGTCCATCATCCCCCGTAACTCATTGGAGGGCTCTAACCTCAAATCTTGGTCAGAGGATGCAGCAATATCATAAGTAAGAACCGTATGCCCCTTCTTCTCCAGATACCCACAAAGGGGTTTTCCAATTTGTCCTTCCGAACCTAAAACTAAATACTTCATTAAATAAACTCCAGACTATACTCTTGGTGACATGAGATGGGTAATGTCTCGTAAATGTGATCCACTCTGATCCTCTTCCCCTCATTGTAATTTTCTAAAAACACCTCATTGCTAATGCCTGCGCTCAAGTTGTTCATCTCATCTGTGACCACATTCCACGGAAGGCTCACAAAGGAAGATTTTGTAAAGCACATGCCTTTTTTAAGGTTGACGGGCACAAACTTCTGCAATCCTACCTCAAAAGATGTAGGTGTCCTGAAATCAATCATAGCAATGTAGGTGAGTAGCAATTTGGAATCAAAAATATGTCCATCTAGAGCAAGAGGGTAAGACCAATCATACTCCCCGTCCCAATCAAAAGTTAAAAATCCACTGTCATTACTAAACTCAGGTAATGCCTGTGCTTTCTTTCCTGCTGGATGGCATTCAGTTAAATGAATCCCCAAACGTAAACTGAAGATGTAGTCCCTAACTAACTCAGCAGTTAAAAACCCTAAATCCAGGTCTCTAATAAACACCCCATCATCGGGCGTAAAGAAAACATAGGGCATTCCCGACTGAGTTACAATACTTTGCACATTGGCTCTAAAATCAGTCTCTCTTACAAAAGTAAAATCCTTAGAAAACTCTTCGACTACCTCTTGGTATGATTTCTCATGATGAGGAGAGTGAGTGAACAGGACCACATGTTTGATTGGACCTTTAACAAACTTTTTAATAGACTCAAGCTGAGACTTGAGTTGCAAGGCGCGGTCCTTAGAAAAGATCAGATGTAAACAGTTCATCGTTTAAGGGGGCTGTAGGCTTTTTGTTTAAAGATGGCATGGGCACATCTGATTTGGTCATCGAGATGGTCCTTGTCCTCATTAAGAGGATTGTCTCTATTGTAAATAAGGAGAGGTTCTTTTATGCGATAAATGTGATCCTCTGCCATTTCTAACATAGGGGTCATAATAGCTACATCACAGGCAGAAGTAAAGGGGGCTCCCGTTTCGTCTACTAAGGATTCCACTTTGAGGTTGTCCCACAAAAACTTCTTAAAGGTTCTTAGGTGAGAGAAAGGCCATCCTGTCAATATATGCTGTCGGAGCGGAAGTCCTTCTATCCTAGGATTATTGACAGAACGACTTCCATCGGTAGCAGTATAATCACCATAGGTCATCCAACAATCCTCTCTTTCGTAAACCTCTTGAACTGTTTTGAGAACATCCGAATGGGCAAGCCAATCATCCCCATCTAGGTGGATAAAAACGTCTTCGGGATTAGCATCTTTCCCCAAAAGCTCTGTTCCTGTGACATGACTATGCATCACGCCCATCCTCTTTTCCTTCTTTACTAGTTTAAATCTAGGATCACCCAAAATTTCCTCATGGGCAATCTGAGCGGTATTATCGGTGGAACAATCATCTACAATAATATGTTCGAAATTATCTTGTGATTGTTCCTTAACTGAGTCGATACATTTCTTGATCCAGCCCTCTGCGTTATACACAGGGGTAACTATTTTAAAACTGATTGCCATTTCTCTAAAATCTCCTCTTCTGATAGAATCTCTTGTCCATTGCTGGTCCCATTGAACGGTATGCCTGAGAGCCTACACTCGGCTTCTACGAGCCCATACGTCTCACTAAGGGAGGAATGGTATACTTCGCTGATCTGCGCGTACATCGCTTCACGGTCGCTCTCATGGCCTGCCATGATTGCTTTACCTGAAATAACAAAGTGATGTATATATTCATTAAAGTAGGGCAGATCTGTTACTTCTCCAAAAACTAGTACTTTCTCATACCCTCCTACGTTCAAAGCTCTATTAATAGCAACGTGGGTCTGCTTATTCAGGTCAACACTACCTATTACGCCAGCTACGTTATTTTTCGGATCCGTCCACTCAACAGGGGTGGCAATAGGAGGGATTACTACTTGGTGAGGATGATCCACCATTTGCCAAACTTTCTGTGCAAGACTGACAAAATGTAAAGCGTCATACCCTCTTGCGTCTTGTCTGCCTGACTCCTGCATTTTGTTGATAGGCCACACATCTTTCTCATGGCAACTAAAAATATGCTTCCTGCACACGGGGGTTTCACGGAAACGTATAAAATGCGAGACTATGACATCATCGGGACCAGACTCAAATTCGTTGAATAGTGCAGATTTGCACTTATCTAGATGGTAGTCATGAGGGCCATAAAAGGTGCAATCATACCCATTATCATTTAACAAATTTGTTAGAGTAATATGAGAATGAGTACTCCCGCCAGGGTTGGACCAACCACTTACTATCTTAATTTTGGACATTGATTGTACCCATCAGTTGACGATAAAGCTTAAGACGGTCTCCCACTACTTTATTCATATCAAAATGCTCTTCGGTAATGCTGTGGAGATTCTCTCCCATGCGCTCAACCAACTTAGGGTCTCTTGCAACTTTGGAGAGTATCCGAGTCCACTCACTAACTCCCTTCTTTGGATCAATCAAGAAACCTGTTTCTCCATCCACAATCCACTCGTCGTAGCACCCTACGTTTGAAGCTACTAAGGGAACTTTGTATCTTCCACATTCAGCTAATTTAATTTCCGACTTACTATCATTAAATTCGTTATCCTCTAGGGGGGCTAGAGCTACGTCCATGTTTGTAAAGAACTGGCCGTATCGGTCAGGGGTCTGAGCGTAGTGAATATTCCAATTCTTATTTCCCTTAAAGCCTCTCAGAATAATATTTCTGTATTTCTTCCACACATCTACTTGCCAATCATCTTTAGGCGTGTTAGCAGGGGGGTGTCCGTAAAAATCCCAAACACAATTCTCTCTACCCACTCTTTGATTTACAAAGTGAGGAACACCAGAGAAATAACGAAGGTCTTGCTCATGATGGATTCCTCCTGCCCACCCAAACCTACAGTACTTACTCCTAGGTTTGGGGATCTTTTCCATGTTCCAGCAAGGAAGGTTATAGTCCACCGAGTTCTTAACTACCGCTAAAGCGTGTCCGTTGCCCAGAAAAGGTTTAACTCTTTCAGCGAACTTGCGCTGGGTAACGGTCACAAGATCTGAGTTGTTGTAAATGAACTTTGTGATCTCCTCTAGGCCCTTGTCTTTGTACACATCGTAGAGACGATGCCCTTTGTAAATATTGGTTAGAAGGTCATCAGTATCATAGTGGACAAACTTCCCGAATTTCTTAGCCTTACCTACGATCCGTGCGGTGTAGTTTCCTCCAAAGTTAGACAGATTTTGAGTGAACACGATGTCGGCCCACTTAATATTCTCAAAATCCCAGCCCTGTTTCCACTGTCCATTTGTCTCGTCAATTCCTAATGGGTTCTTGTCCCATCTGATCTCCACTTGGTCAGGGTATAATTCTGCCAACTTTTGGTAGGGGGCAATGATTCGGTAGTAAGCACATCCACCCTCGTTAGCAGGGACACAAAGTATTTTAAGTTTATCGCTCATGGTATAAAAATAGAGAGACACCCATTAGATGCCTCTCTATGATAGTTTCGTTTGCTTAGGTTTTAAGCTTTTTTAGGAGTTACTGCTTCCACTTTAGCGGCTGTAACCTCTTCATCATTTGCAGCTTTCGTTGCGTCTGAGGAGTGAGCCAAACCAAGACCAGAGCCAAGAGACTTGATCGCGTCCCCGAACTCCATGTTTTTGTTCATGGGAATGATAGCAGTGACCATGTTGGTGTAGTGCTGCCTCTTACGAGGGCTGAAAATTGATCCAGCACCCTCCCAAGCAGCAAGGCTCGGAATAAAAGCGGTGAGCATAGTCCAGATGGAGTCGATGATTCCTCCGAAAGACATGGGCTCTCCCTCTGCTCCTCCCAAGAAGTTTTCAATAACAGAACAGGACATCAACCCCGTACACAATAACGTGATAATAATAAGATTTTTCATAGTTAATTAACCTTGCAGTTTAGATAGGTAATCATTGTCTGAAACCTCTTCAGTGGGCACAGAGGGTGAAGTACCTTGAACTGAAACACCAATCAGCATATCAGTAGCTTTTTTGACCTCCTCGTAATCCTCCAGCTTTACGAGGTCGTGAATTTCGTGGAGAGAATCCATTGCTGCCTCAATCCCCTGCTTAGAGCCAAGCTCGGAAGACTTGGGGCGAGGCGCGGATTGGTCATACTTGGGCCATTGACCATCCATCTCCTTAACGATCTTGAAGTCGTGTCCCGACTGAGGATCAGTAATGTCACCGAAATCTTCATCAAGCATAGCTCCAATAATCTTCTTGAAAAGAATCACACCAATCGAGAGGATTTTAACATCTCCGCTCTCACGGTCCAAGATGTTCATGTAGTACCTTGCGCGAGGCTTGATCTTACGAGCAAGATCTTCGTCCTCTTGTTTTCCTGTCTTCCACAGACCGTAGTACAGTTCACACATGGGGCATTTTTCCCCATGAATCTTTCGGCAGTGAATGTTCTTCACGTTACCATCAGGCTGAGGGACCCTGTGAATCTTTGTCTCAGCGTAGAACTCCCGCTCCTCGTCCTTCCAGGGAAGGATACGCACAGCATTTGTGCCTTCGGGAATTTGATAGAACTTCTGGAGGAAGTCTGAGTTAGAGGATGCCCCTGCGGGGTTGTTAAGTTGTTCGTGCTTTGCACGGAGAGCTTCGAGATCAATAGCCATGTTTAGTTTCCTTTTAGTTAGTGGTTAGTGTATGATAGTCGTATCACTTGTAAAGTTTAGTTTCTTCTCGTTTATTTGCAGACGCTTGCTGCAACATATCTTTTTTCTGCTCAAGAGCGCGAACTAGGCCCTTGAGTAGTTCATATTTGAAGGTAGCATCATCCAAAGCAGTCTGTCTCTGGAAGTACTGCTCGTCAGCAAACACTAGGTCATCTAGGTCTTTAGCGGTAAGCTTGACACTAGAAGATGCCTTTGCCTCCTTGCGAAGCTTGGACATAAACCGTGTGAGTTGAAGGCTCCTTTCTGAAACCATCTTCTTAGCCATGCCCATCAACCCATAATAGTACGAGTAGATAGATGCTTGTCGAAACATCTCGTTTTCTACTTCATACTCGTTGAACTGAACAAGAGCATCGCTGATATCTTTATAGTTTTCCCAAGTAAAATCTTCAAGGGATTCAATTAGTTCGTGCATAATTAGTAACCAGGTAGCGGTGGAGGAGGTTCTTCGTCTTCAGGTTCTTCTTCGGTCGTAATATTTTGGAAGGGGTCAACAGGGTCATCGCGCAATACTGCTACTTGTTTCCCTGATGGGAGG